CTATTTACCTTTATCCGGATCTACATTTAAGAAAATTTACTACGATGACTTACTTGGAAGAGCTGTATCTAAATTTATTCCAGCAGATGATTTAATTGTACCTTATTCAGCAAATTCTTTAGAAGACGCAGAAGCAATTGTGCATGTTTTAAAAATGTCTGAGAACGAATTAAGAAAACAACAAGTTTCAGGTTTTTATAAAGACATACCATTAGGAGAACCTCCAGTTACTGAAAACCAATTGGAAGATAAGAAATTACAACTTGAAGGAATCTCTAAAGATGGACAACAAGATCAATTTAACATTTTAGAAATGCATCTTGATTTAGATTTAGAAGGTTTTGAAGATGTTGGACAAGATGGTGAGGCCACTGGAATTAAAATTCCTTACATCGTAACTATTTTAGAATCTACTAATAAAATTTTATCTATTAGAAGAAACTACACTGAAGATGATCCTTTAAAAGAAAAAATAAAATACTTTGTACAGTTTAAATTTTTACCCGGTACAGGTTTTTATGGTTTTGGTTTAATTCACATGATTGGTGGTTTAACTAGAACTGCCACAGCAGCATTAAGACAATTATTAGATGCAGGAACTTTAGCAAACTTACCCGCTGGTTTTAAAACTAGAGGAATAAGAATTAGAGATGATGCACAACCTTTACAACCTGGTGAGTTCAGAGATGTTGATGCTCCAGGAGGAAATATTAAAGATCAGTTTATGCAATTACCATTTAAAGGACCTGATCAAACTTTATTACAATTAATGGGAGTAGTAGTTCAAGGTGCTCAGCGATTCGCGAGCATTGCAGATGCACAAGTTGGTGATATGAACCAAGCTGCGGCGGTTGGAACAACTGTTGCATTATTGGAGCGTGGATCTCGGGTGATGTCAGCTATTCACAAAAGATTATACGTAGGTCTTAAACAAGAGTTCAAATTATTAGCGGAAGTATTTAAAACTTACCTTCCACCGGAATATCCTTATGACGTTCCTGGTGCATCAAGAAATGTTAAGGTTACAGACTTTGATGACAAGGTAGATATCTTACCTGTTGCTGATCCTAACATTTTTTCTCAAACACAAAGAATTTCAATGGCGCAAACTCAATTACAATTAGCGCAATCGAATCCTCAAATACATGATTTGTATCAAGCGTATAGATCTATGTACCATGCAATTGGAGTAAAAAATATAAATGCGATTTTACCTCAACCGGCTCAACCCACACCTTTGGATCCAAGTTTAGAAGAGATTGCAGCAATGGCTGGAACACCTTTTCAAGCTTTCCCAGGACAAGATCATCAAGCACACATTGATTCTCATTTAAGTTTCATGAGATCTAATATGGTGCAAAATAATCCAGTGGTTATGGGTGCATTACAGAAAAATATTCTGGAAAGAATTTCTTTAATGGCACAAGAACAAATTCAAATGGAGTTCAGAGAAGAAATACAAAAAGCTCAACAAATGCAACAAGCAATTCAAGCTAATCCACAGAATCAACAACTGATTCAAGAAGCAACTCAATTAACTAATACAGTTAATGCTAGAAAAGCAGTTCTAATTGCTGAAATGACTAAAGACTACATGAATGAAGAAGAACAACTTACAGGTGGTTTAGGTGGAGATCCTTTAATTAAGTTAAAAGCAAGAGAAGTGGATCTTAGAGCACAAGAAAACCAAAGAAAAGAGGACGAAGGTCAAGAAAGAATCAACATAGACAAGATGAAAGCTATGATGAATCAATCACAACACGAAGATAAGCTAGAACAGAACGAAGATTTAGCTGAATTGCGTGCAGACACATCTTTAACTAAACAAATCATGGCTGACGAAAGTAAAAAACATGATTTTGGTAGAAATTTTAGAAAAAAATAGATATAATAAAACATTAAGGAGAAAAATATGGACAAAGACTGGCAAAGAGGATCTGGATATTGTAAAGCACCTAAAATTGAAAAAGAATTAGGCGTTGGCAAAGATGGTTACCAAACTGGTGGTATTGATATCACTAAGGAAGTACCTAATCCAACAGAATCTCAAACTATTACTGTAAAAGGTACTAGAAGAATGAGAGCTGATAAAAAACCTGTAAAAGCTACTTGGTACTAACATGTGGTTGTCGGCAATTAAGTTAGCCGTTTCTGCAGGAAGTAAAATTTACGCTAATAAGCAGAGAACTAAGATGGCTATGTCTGACGCGCAGTTAATGCACGCTCAGAAGATGGCTACTGGTGCAGAAGCTTACCAAGGGAAACTTTTAGAATCTAGAAATTCAGATTGGAAAGACGAATTTATTTTACTTTTACTTTCGGTCCCTATCGTAATGTTAGGATGGAGTGTCTGGTCAGATAATCCTGTACATATGGAGAAAATGGAGTTATTCTTCATACACTTTGGAAATTTACCAATATGGTATCAAACCATTTTTGTTGGGGTCATAGCGAGTGTCTATGGACTTAAGGCAACAAATCTGATAAAACAAAAATAACAACGGAGAAACTATTATGAGACAAAACGGAGTAAGATCAAATGTTAGATTTCCATACGGAAAATCTGCAAAAAAACAAGGCGCTAACGCTAGACTTGACGAATCTCTAGGAATGAGACAAGGCAAAGAATCTACTAAATCACAAAGTTATAAATCTAGAAGAGACGAATCTAGAGGATCCAGCAAATAATGGGTGTAGTTGGAATAGCTTTAAGAGGATATGGTATGCTTAAGAAAGGCAAAAAAGCCTATGACACTATTAAATCTGTTAAAGTTGGAAAAAATTTAAAAAAGAAAAGAGATGTTCAAGATAGTGTAGTTAAAACAAAAGATAAAGTTATGGAGTCTTTGGATACAAAAGGTAAACTAGATGTTAGAACTAAAGTTAAACTTTCTGATACTAATAAAGCAGTAGCTAAAATTGTAGATAAAAAATAATGAACAAACTAAAAGCATTATATAGAAAACTAGTAGACAAAATCTTTGGTAAAAGATGTTCATGTCCTGAAGACATGTTAAGAAAACATCAACCGATGAGATGTAAACTTTGTGGTACAATCCATGGCTAAAACTGCCGCATGGCAAAGAAAAGAAGGCAAGTCTAAATCAGGTGGACTTAATGCTAAAGGTGTAGCATCTTACAGAAAAGCTAATCCCGGATCAAAATTAAAAACAGCAGTAACTACTAAACCCTCAAAATTAAAAGCCGGATCAAAAGATGCAAAACGTAGATCTTCGTTTTGCGCAAGGATGACCGGAATGCGTAAAAGACAAAAGCCTAGTAATAATACTGGTGATGATAGATTATCTAAATCACTTAGAAAGTGGAACTGCTAATGAGAGATACTAAATCAATAGAAAGTTTTTTAAGAAAGAATCTTAAAGAGATAAAAGAATTGAGTCTGTTTAGATATTTAAAAAAAGAAGTAGAAACAGGGGCTAGCGGAACTCAATCTTATGTGATAAAAAAAGGACCCAATAAAGATAAAATAGCAAAAAAATGAAAGAAGCAATATTAACAGCGTTAGGAGACAGATATAATGCACAGATATCAGAAGCTGATGCTACACTTAAAATTTATTTAGAAAATTCTGTAGGTATTGGAGAACATCCACAACACATAGATGAAATAGATAAACTAATAGAAAAAATTGCAACTGCTGAAGAAAAGTTAATAGTATTGCAACAATTTAAACTGTAAGGAGAGAAAATGGAAGACATAACACTAATAGATAAGATAAGAACAAGAATAAAAGCAACAAAAGAGAGTATCAGCGAAGCAATGTTAGCGGGTGCTGTTGACAATATGGAAAAATACAGGTATATGCTAGGACAGGCACATGCCTATGAAATAATATTACAGGAAATCTCTAACCTGCTAAAACCGAAGGAGCAACAAGATGAGCAAGGAAACGTTATCGACATCGGCCAAGGAAATCCCAAAGATTAAACTGGCACTAGAAGAAAAATACGAAGAAGAGAATCAATTACAATCAATAGACGCACAGGAACCTTTAACTCCAGAAAATATTGGAAGTGATACGGTTGATGAGTTACCTAATCCTAGTGGATATAGACTTTTAGTTTTACCCTTTACACCTAAAGAAAAAACTAAAGGCGGAATTTTATTTTCTCAAGAATCTTTAGACAAAGCAAGAATTGCAACCACTTGTGGTTATGTTTTAAAGATGGGAGATTTAGCATACACAGATAAAGATAAATTCGGAGATCCGTGGTGCAAAAAAGGAGATTGGGTTATCTTCGCTCGTTATGCGGGTTCAAGATTACCGATTGAAGGTGGTGAAGTGAGAATACTTAACGATGATGAAGTTTTAGGAACTATTAAAGATCCTGAATCAATACTTCATTTAATTTAACAACATAGGAGATACTATGCAAGAAGATGCAAACTTAAAAGAAGATTTAATTGATGTAGGTGAAACAACCGGTGCTGAAATTAATTTAGACGACAAAGGGGAACCAGAAAAAGTTGAAGTTCCTGTAGAAGAAAAAATAGAAGTTGAACAAGTTCCAGAAGATAAATCTTTTGAGAACGAAAGAGAAGTTAAACTTAAAAAAGAAGATGAAAATGAGTTAGAAACTTACGGTAATAGCGTTAAGAAACGTATTGCTACCTTAACTCGTAAAATGAGAGAAGCTGAAAGACAAAGAGAAGAAGCTGTTCATTTTGCTCAAGCAACTAAACTAGATAAAGATAGATTAGAAAGTAAACTTTCTACTTTAGATAAATCTTACGTTAAAGAATTTGAATCAAGAGTTACCACTAATATGGATGCTGCAAGACAAGCATTAAAAGTATCTATTGAATCAGGAGATGTAGATGGTCAAGTATTGGCACAGGAAAGAATTGCCACACTTGCTCAAGATGCTTCTAGATTAGGTGCTTTAAAAACTCTTAATGAAGAAACTTTTAAAGACGTTAAAAAAGATATTCAACCACAAACTAGACAATACGAACAACCGAGAAGACCTAGAACAGACCCTAAAGCAGAGTCTTGGGCTAAGGAAAATACTTGGTTTGGAGAAGATTCAGCGATGACTAACACCGCTTTTGACATCCATAGAGTACTTGTTGAAGAAGAAGGGTATGATCCAAAATCTGACGAATATTATGAAGAAGTTGACAAAAGAATAAGAGTTGATTTCGGTCATAGATTTGATAAGATAGAAGAAATTTCTACGGAAAGAGTAAAACCTACTCAAAATGTAGCATCGGCCAAACGTTCAGCCGCAACAGGACGCAAAAATACTGTGAAACTCTCGCCTTCACAGGTAGCAATTGCTAAAAGATTAGGCGTGCCATTAGAAGATTATGCAAAACAATTAAAAATCACGGAAGGAGTATAGCATATGGAAAACGAAAAAATAAAAACTTCACGTGCGAGTCAAACAAGAACTAAGGTCGAAGCACCTAAAACTTGGACTCCACCCTCATCACTAGATGCACCGACTGCGCCAGACGGCTACAGACACAGATGGATAAGAGCTGAAACTATGGGATACAATGATACGAAAAACATAGCAGCTTCTTTAAGAGAAGGATACGAGCTTGTAAGAGCTGATGAATATCCTGATTTTGATTATCCAGAAATGACTGAAGGCAAATTCGCAGGAGTCATCGGAGTAGGAGGCCTGTTGCTCGCTAGGATACCGGAAGAAATCGCTAAGCAAATTGAAGCTTACTATGACAGCAAGACTAAAGAAAAAGACGAAGCTGTTAACAACGATCTTATGAAGGAAAAGCAAGCAGGAATGAGATTCAGTAGTGAATCAAACTCCCGTGTAACTTTTGGTGGTTCAAAGAAAGACTAATTATTTAGTAATTCCTAACCAACAAAAAAAATAAATCAATCCGTGACTGGAGGTCCGCAAGGACAGGTCACATAATAAAGGAAACAAAAACTATGGCAAATGCAAGTAACGTAGGATTTGGACTTAGAGCGATCAATACTGTTGGACAAACTCCAGCAACTTCTGGTCAAGCTGAGTATAAAATCCAAACAGCACCAGGCGTAGCATCTAATAAAGGTGATCCAATGTCTACACAAGACGCAGGCAATCAGGGTTATCAACAAGATGCTGGCTTTACACTAACAGATGACGGCGGAGCAGGAGCAGCAGCATGGGCAAATAATGCCGATGCACTTCTAACTGGCGTGTTCAACGGAGCATTCTTTGTAGACGCTTCGGGAAAACCAACTTTCAGCAATAACATTGTTGCAGGTCAAACTACATCTGTTGATTATAATACTGGAACAAATGAAATTTCAGCGTTTATAATGAACAACCCCTTCCAACAGTATACAATTAAAGCTGATGCAGCTGTTGCACAAACCTTAATCGGTGGTGCTAACAACTTCAACACTTTAAACTATACAGCTACAGACAATTTAAATGGGCAATCAATTGCTAAATTAAATATTGCTTCTGCAGCGGCAACTGGAATGTTTAAACTAATCGGTTATGCTAATGATATTGATAACAAAGACTTCACTGTTACAGGTGGAGATGTTGTTGTTGCAATCGCTGGCGGCGCTGGTTTATACTCATAATCAATCTAAATAGGAGATAAAAAAACATGGCAATATCAAGAGCACAACTCGTTAAAGAGTTAGAGCCAGGTCTAAATGCACTATTTGGACTTGAATATAAACAGTATGCTAACGAGCACGCTGAAATTTTTGACACAGAATCATCTGACAGAGCTTTCGAAGAAGAAGTAATGTTAAGTGGTTTTGCGAATGCAGCAGTTAAACCTGAAGGCCAAGGCGTTCAGTTTGACGATGCACAAGAAACTTTCACTGCACGTTACACAAACGAAACAATCGCTTTAGCGTTTGCAATCACAGAAGAAGCTATCGAAGATAACTTGTATGACAGACTTGCGTCTAGATATACAAAAGCGTTAGCAAGATCTATGGCAAACACTAAGCAAGTTAAAGCAGCGGCAGTATTGAATAATGGTTTCAATAGTACTTTTGCAGGTGGTGATGGCGTATCACTATTTGGAAATGGTGCAGCGAATGCAATTGTTAATCACCCGACACTTTCGGGAACTTTTGCAAACCAATTAGCAGTACCTGCTGACTTAAACGAAACTTCATTGGAGCAGTCTTTAATTGACATCGCTGCAATGACTGACGAAAGAGGCCTAAAAATTGCGGCTAGAGGAATGAAAATGATTATTCCTTCTGAGCTTCAATTTACTGCTGACAGACTTATGAAGTCTGAAGGTAGAACTCAAACAGCAGATAATGATATCAATGCAATCAGAAACATGGGGATGATTCCTCAAGGTTATGTAGTAAATCACTACTTGACTGATACAGATGCATTCTTTATCAAAACTGATGTTCCAAATGGTCTTAAGCACTTTGTTAGATCACCTATCAAAACTACTATGGAAGGTGACTTTGACACAGGAAACGTTAGATACAAAGCTAGAGAAAGATACGTATTTGGATTCTCAGATCCAAGAGGCGTATTCGCATCTCCAGGCGTTTAATAAATAATTTAAAGGGCCGCCTAAAAACGGCCCTTTTTTTAACTACAACAAGGTGTGTAAATGAAAAAAACTACTATAACTATCTGGGCCTATAATTATCATGCAAAATTTAACATTGAGCATGAGTTTGATAATGCTGAATCTGTAGAAAAAGCAGTACTTGACAAACTGGGAGAAAACAGTATAGTGTGGGAGTATCTCGGAGATAGTTACCATCCGGGGTTAAATCGAATAACTTATGAAGAGGTTATAAATGATACAAGACCTATACAAACAAAAAAGGTCCTTGGAGTTGAAGTGGCAACAGGAGCATCTAGATAATAATAGATATACTCTTGAGATGGTCAAGATTGACGATAAAGTTAAAAGAGTCATTACTGACATCAAGCTTGAAGAAGCTAGAATTGCTCACTTACAGAACAACGTAGAAGGTTCTGCTCCACAAGTTTCTGTAGCTACTTAGACAAAAGCTACATCGCTGAAATCGCACTTTTACTGTAGGATCTCTTGCACTCTATTCAAAAATAAGATATAAATATCACACTATACATAAATTAATATTCTGCATAGACGCAGTATAGTCGACGGCCTAGAGACTATGTAGAATTTAACTAGGAGAATATATCATGGCAAATACTAACTTTTCCGGCCCAATATCAGCTGGAAACATAAGAAACACTACAGGAACAACACTTGGTGATAACGTAAAAAACACAGGTCAAGTTGTAATGTCTCAATCAATAATGATTGACACTGCAATTGCAGCCGGAGCAACTACATTCAATGTAGGTGTAATACCAAGAAACTCACAATTACTTACAGCTACAATAAGAACTTCAGTAGTTAATAATAATGGTACTTCATGTACTATATCAATGGGTAAAACAGGAAGTGTTGCATACTTTTTAGCTGCTCAAGATGGTCAAGCTTTAGCAGAGTACTCTACTTTAGCAACTGGATCTTTCGATGAAGCTGATAGATTTGGTTCTGATACTCAAATTATAGCTACAGTAACTACAGTAGGTGCAGTGAATGCTAATCCAGCAGGACAAACAACTGTTACATTTACATATTTACAAGCTAATAATTTAAGTGACGCTACAGCAGCGTAGTTTAATTAATAATTAAGTGTGGGCTTCGGCCCACACACAATTTAACAGGAGAAAACATATGTCAGGCGGCGGATCATTTTCAAGCGACCAAACAACCCTTTTATTAGATACTATAGGTGGAGATACTTTATCAAGAGCAGGCAGAGCTAGAATTACTTCTATCCAAGGATTAGGAATAGCAGGTTCTATTTTAAAATTACATAACGCAGCAACAGTAGGAGCTGTGACAGTAAATAATTTAGTAGCTACTTATAAATTTGGAACAGAAGGACTAGAAGTTTATGTTCCAGGTTCTGGAATTTTATTTAAAGATGGAATTGTATATAATTTAGCTGGAGCAGGCGGAAGCGTTACTGTAACAATAACCGGAGCGTAAATTTTAAATGGCGACTATAACTTTTACAGTCACCGTTGCCACTGGTCAGAATGCTTTTGGTGCCGGTACTAATAAATACTTTATCAATGGTGAAGTAAGTCCTGTTCTCTTTTTTCAAGAGGGTAATACTTATATTTTTGATACTTCAGAAGCTACTAATGCTAATTTTACCTTAGGTTTTTCTTCTACTAAAGATGGTAATTTACCTAATGCAATCGCACCTTATACAGATGGTGTAACAACTACAGGAACTGCAGGACAAGCAGGTTCTAAAACAACTATTATAGTTGCTCCGGTAAGAACAGTCGGCGCTCCTATATTATTTTATTATAACTCTGCATCTGGTAATGCTTTAACTGTAGGTATGGGTAATACTGCACAGACAACTCCACCTACTTCAGAAACAACTGCATTCAATCCACAAGTCGATGACATTATAGAAGAAGCCTATGAAAGAACAGGTGTTCTCGGTACTAGAACCGGTTATCAATTAAGATCAGCTAGAAGATCATTAAATATTTTATTTCAAGAATGGGCTAACAGAGGTGTTCATTTATGGAAAGTAAAACTTGCTAAAATACCTTTAGTACAAGGACAAGCAGAATATAGTTATGCAACAGATTCTGTTAATTTTCCAGATGATATGACTTCAATACTAGAAGCCTACTACAGAAACAATTCAAATACAGCAGCTCCTTCAGATGTTGCCTTAACTCAAATTAGTAGATCAGCATATAGTGCAACACCTAATAAATTAACACAAGGAACACCTTCACAATACTACATGGACAGAAAAGTAAACCCTAGTATATTTTTATATGCTACACCAAGTGCAAGTGTTTCAAGTACTACTACACCTTCTAGTTTTCAATTTTGTTTTTATTACTTAGCAAGAATTCAAGACGCTGGTTCTTATAATTATACTTCCGATATAGTTAATAGATTTTACCCATGCATGATGTCTGGACTTGCTTAT